ACGGGACCCTCAGGGTTGTCCACGACGGTGTATTTACCGTCTGACATATATTGTTGCTTACATATAATACATGCCTCTTATATTCGTCGTCCCTCTCCCTCCACCTGTTATTCGTCCTAAGACTCGTCAAGAGGTTGTGATGAGGAAGGAGTACGAATCATTGTACTCCGCCATCTTGTACTCCCGGGACCCCATCAACACCCGCAAACTCAACATGGCTGTGGATAAGGCGGTGGAGTATGGAAAGTTCGGATGCCAGGATGACAGTTATTAATGTTGCAATATACAAAGTAAGTATGAAGAGCATCGTCAACTGGATCTTTCATCAACGAGATATTGACACGCAGGTGATATCTCTCATGGTTGCGGCTGCGCTCACCGGAATCGTCAAAGATTTATCAGACGGTGTCATAGACCCTCTGGTTGCTGGAACTCTCAAGATAGACAGGGTGGACGAGCAGCAGGTGGGTCCGTACAAGTTCAAAGTGCAATTACTGGTGTCGGGGATCATCAAAGCTGCGATCATACTCGTTCTCGTTTACCAATTCGCTCGTGCGACGAAAAATCTTTAACTCTTCCAGCAGACGCCCAGTCCACCTGTGGGTTTGCAATAGATTGAAGATACAAATCCACCTTCCCCGCCAGCTCGGGGACCGCCTCGAGCGCCTTGTCCGTCACCGATTTCTGAACGTTCCACACGTGAGTCTGGAACGTTCCGAGATTGACCGACCCCACCTGCTGGATCTGCCTCTCGCTGCTCACAACCTTCAATGCGTCCAGGTAGGCTGCGGCGTAGTTGGCGTGGAGCATCGCCTGGACGGGGGACGTGTCCTGCTGCGCTTGTACGGCGTAGGATGCGCACTTCTGGACCAGGGTCTGGATGCGATCTCGGGGCGTCCCCGACTTCCATAGAAACATGAGGACTATCACGATACCTGCGAGGATCCACAGAATCATTTATTAAGTTATGCGACCATAATTAATCATAGAGATGGTACCCAAGTTCGATGTCAAGTGGGGCAAGCGATGCTATCTGTGCAATAACCCCACGAACATCTTGATGTCGACAGACGTGGACGGCTTCAAGGCTATCGTTCCTGACATGGTTACATTCTTCGAATACCACCCAGTCAGGTTTGACAAAAACGATTCCATGTGGAAGGTCAAGGGTGGCAGGGCATACAAGTGCTGCAAAGCGTGCTGGGAGAAACCGTGGCCCACTCCAAACCTGCGGGACCGTGAGGTGTCTGGGAGGTCCCGCAGGGGTGGTATCAGGAGCACGTCTCTGAGTGAGAGTAATATTTACACGTGGTTCATGTCCCTCCACTACTACATGAAGATGGACCCCGAGGGTAAATACGAGAGAATTCCGCCATCCGAGATGTTTCACTCATCGGGGTTAATCATGGAGATTTTGAGGTGACGGTTGGTGGTTTACTGACACTCGCAGCCGCCGCTGAAGCCTCTTGCAATGCAATTCCCGCCGAATCCTTGACAACCTGCCCGACGAACAAGAAGACCAGTAAGGATACTAAAAAGACGGCTTGTAATTTAAGTTTCGTTTTGTTATCATCCGAGTTCCTCGTCTTAAACTGCAAAGAGAGTCCAATCGCCATCGCCAGTGCCAATCCAACGACAGGCTTCCGGGAAATGAACTTCCTGTTGCCGAACACCTTCATAGCCGCGCTACTGTTAAGTGTATCTTTAAGACGGGCAGCTCGCTGTGCAGCCACCTTGGCGCCCATCTCAGCCTTTTTCCTTGCCTGTTCTGCGATACGGGTTCCAAATGCAATCTTCATGATAAACAGTATCATGAACAAGTACATAACGTATTTGGCGATATTACTCTGTTTCTTAGCCTTATCTCCGATGCCATCCCTCATATAGGTATTGACCGCCCACCATCCACCTGACACAAGCAGACCTAAACTGATTACGACCCCCGATGTCTTATCACCAATTGTATTCATAATAGTATGCGTACGCATCGCCATCTCTGATACACTACCTTTACAAAAAAACTGCCGAAAGAATCTTAAGGATATGGGTATATACCTGTATAAGTAAAATGGCACGGGAGGTTGTCAAAAAGGTTTCTCACCGCGAGCATATCTTGTTGCGCCCGGACTCATATGTGGGCCCTACTCCGCAGCAACAAGATGTATATTGGGTGAAGGAAGGCGACCGCTTTGTCAAGAAGAAGCAGACAGTCTCTCCTGCCCTCCTGAAAATCTTCGACGAGATCTTGGTCAATGCGATTGACCGCAACACTTCGCACCCCAAGGAGGTCAAGAAGATCGAGGTCTCCCTAAGCCCCGAAGGTAATCTGAAGGTCGTAAACAATGGTCCACTGGGTGGCATAACGGTGGAGAAGCACCCCACTGAGGGTCTGTGGAACCCCGAACTGACATTCGGACACCTCTTGACCAGCACCAACTATGACGACAGCCAGGAGAAGATAGTGGGTGGTAGGAACGGCTACGGCGCCAAATTGGCAAATGTTTACAGCACAGAGTTTCAGGTTCGCATTCTGGATGGCAAGAGCAAGAAGGAATACAGTCAGACGTGGAGGGACAATATGTCTCGCAAGGAGGATGCCATGGTCTCCTCTTACCGCAAGGTGAGCAACGAGGTCAGCATCAGCTTCACACCTGACTGGAAGCGATTCGGGATGACTGGGCTAACTCCGGACTTTACGCGGCTCGTTGAAAAGCGGGTGTGGGATGCGTCTTTCTACACGTCTGGATGTAAGGTGTTTTGGCAAGGCGAGGAGTTGCCGAAGCTTGACATCAAGACCTACGCCCGTATGCACCTCCCAGCAGACGCTGAGGTGGTTGTGAGTTCGCAGGATAGGTGGCAGGTGGCGGTGGCTGGCTGCCCTCATGAGGCTTTCGAGCAGGTGAGTTGGGTCAACGGTGTGTGCACATACAAAGGTGGAAGCCATGTGAACCACGTGGTGACCCAGGTGACTGATGGGGTTCTGGAAACCTTGGGAAAGAAGTGCAATCTCAAAGGTCATCAAGTCAAGAATACCCTATTCGTCATGGTCAAGGCAACACTGGTAAACCCCACCTTCAGTAGTCAGGTGAAGGACGAGTGCACCTTGAAGGTGGGGCAGTTCGGAAGCCGGTGGGAACCTGTCAAGACCTTCCACAAGCAGGTGCTCCAGAAAACGGGCATTCAGGCTGAGATCGACGCTCTGAACCGTGTCAAAGCTGAGAAGGAGCTCAAGAAGACGGATGGAAGTCGACTCAAGTCCCGCCTCACGGGCATCCCAAAGCTGGATGATGCCAACTGGGCTGGTACCATCCGAGGCGACCAGTGCACCCTGATACTGACGGAGGGCGATTCCGCCAAGGCGCTCGCCGTGGCTGGTTTGACGGTGGTGGGTCGTGATAAGTATGGTGTGTTTCCACTGCGTGGTAAGCCCAAGAATATCCGAGACTGTTCGGCTGAGCAGGTGACTGCCAACGCAGAGTTCAACTCTGTAAAGCAGATCCTGGGTTTGAAGCACGGACACACTTACACCAGCATCAAGGAGTTGCGCTACGGTCGGATGATGATCATGACGGATGCGGATAACGATGGTTCCCACATCAAGGGGTTGGTCTTGAACAACATTCACGCCTTCTGGCCCGAGTTGATTTCTCTGGGCTTTGTGGTGAGTATGGTGACCCCCATCATCAAGGCGACCAAGGGAACCCAGAACAAGTGGTTTTTCACGGAGAATGCCTATCGTGAATGGTGGGAGACCCACCCCCAGGGGTGGAAGATCAAGTATTACAAGGGTCTGGGAACATCGACGGCTGTGGAGGCGAAGGAGTATTTCAAGGCTATCGACCGCCTGACGGTTCGCTTCGACGCCGACGACGAGACTGATGACATGATGACCTTGGCATTCGACAAGACGCAGGCTGATGCTCGAAAGCACTGGCTGACCCGTGCATCTGAGGAGTCCAAGACTCTTTCGGTTCCATACGGGGATGTCAGGGAGTTGACGGTGAGCAACTTCATCACTCGAGACATGGTGCACTTCAGCCTGGCTGATATCCACCGCAGCATCCCCCACATGATGGACGGTCTGAAGCCCTCCCAGCGCAAGGTTATCTTCGCCGCCTTCAAGCGCAATCTTACACAGGACGTAAAGGTGGCGCAGTTCGCCGCCTACACGGCGGAGCACACGGCATACCACCACGGCGAGGTGTCTCTGGCGGATACCATCGTCCGCCTGGCTCAGGACTTCGTGGGTGCGAACAACATCAACCTGTTATTCCCCTCTGGGCAGTTTGGGACTCGTCTGATGGGTGGAAAGGATGCGAGTCAGACTCGTTACATCTTCACCCGTCTGACCTCTGAGGCTCGCCACTTGTTTGACAAGCGGGATACTGAGCTTCTCCCTGCCGTGGTGGATGACGGGCATAAGGTGGAGCCCGAGTATTACGCTCCGATCATCCCGACTGTTCTGGTAAATGGATGCGAGGGTATCGGCACGGGGTTTTCGTGCTACGTCCCTCCATACAACCCCGAGGTTTTGAAGGAAAACCTATACAAGGTGATGAGGGGGGAGCAACTCACGCGGATGCAGCCGTGGTTCAAGGGGTTCCGAGGCACCATCCGGGACGATGGGGAACACTCGTGGATAACGGAGGGCATTGTCACAGCATCTGGAGACAAGTTGACCATCACGGAGTTGCCCCCTGGGGTGTGGACCGATCCGTTCAAGGATCACCTGGATGCCATGATCGAGAAGAAGAAGATTACGAGCTACCGCAACGCCAGCACTACCCAAGACATCCACTTCGAGATCTACGGCTACACGGGCACTGATATGATGAAGGACTTCAAGTTGCGCAAGACGTTCCACACCTCGAACATGCACTTGTTCCACCCCACCCAGGGCATCAAGCGGTATAACAGCCCCGAGGAGATCCTGACGGACTACGTGGAGGTGCGGGTCAGAGTGTATGGCGAACGCAAGAAGGCGATGGTCCTCCAACTGACACATGATGCCGAGCGCCTATCAGAAAAGGCTCGGTTCATCGAGCAGGTGTGCTCTGGGGACATTCAGGTGTTCCGTGTCAAGAAGGTTGCGCTGGAGGCTGACTTGGTTCGGCGCAAATTCAAGGAGGTGGACTACCTGCTATCTACCAAGACGTATGAATACACGGAGGAGGAAGTGGCGGCGCTGCGGCAGAAGGCGTTGGATGCACGGACAGAGTTAGCTAGGGTTCAGGGTTTGAGCGTGATAGATATGTGGCAAAAAGAGCTGTGCGAACTGTAATGGCAACATCAGGTGCTATACTGAGCCTCGACGCGGTGGGGAAACAAGACCTCTACCTTGACTCCCCGTCCCCCCAAGACTCCCTGTTCAACTACACCCTCCCCGAACGTCACTCAAAATTTGCAAAGTATGAAAAGATTCACAGACTGACTCGTCCCAGTACCACCGCCTTGACCGAAAGCTGGCCCTTCGGTAAGACCATCACAACATTCCTGAACCCCCAAGAGCTGGGAGACATCATGACAGACCTCGTGATCCGAGTGCAGCTGCCACAGCTCCTGGATGTCAAGTTTCGCCTGGCGACTTACTGTGACAACATTGCGTGGTCCATCTTGGATAGTGTAAACATCAAGGTGGACGAGATGGACGTAGAGACCATATACGGAGACTCCATGATGATATACTATAACTTGTACGCAGACACCAGCGAGCGGAGGGCCCTGGCGGCGGGTCTCGGGGGTGACAAGTCTGGCAATGCGCAGTCCGTCTATCTCGTCCTCCCGACCTTCTTTAACCAAAAAAATCCGCTCCCCCTATGTGCCATCCACAAGCAAAAGATCCGCCTGAGCATCACATTCAACCCACCCTCTGCGTTTTCCGACACCGCCGACGTGATCTCCATCCCCCATTTCGAAATCCTGACCACCCTGGCGGACGTGACGCTCCAAGAGAAGCAGATGCTTATATCTAGGGACATAGAACGCGTGTTCACCCTGGCCGTCCGTCAGCCAATCCAGGAGATCTCAGAGGACAACGGGGAGGCTAGGATCAAGATCAACTTGGTGGGTGACAACGCCACAAAGACCATCTTGTGGTTTTTCAGAAGGGACATATTCGAACAGATGGCGGATGTAGATTACTTCAACCAGAGAATGAACCTGAGCAACGTCATAAGCGACGACGAGGCGGAACAGAATCTCAACCCCATCATGTCCACTGCTGACATCTACATCAACAACAATTCGAGTCTCAGCCCCCTGGTGGACGTCTCAAGAACCAACATATCCACTCGCAACTACTACAAGTATAATCCAAACTTCAAACCACCGATAAAGGACATATACTCCTATACATTTGCACTGAACCCCATGGACACCGCTCCGAGCGGGATGCTCGACATGAGCAAGACGTCCAGTAATGGCACGTTCCTGCAGATGAATCTGAACAGCCGTGTGACGGAGGCTGTGCAGTTCCATGGATATTACATCATTGATCGAAAGTTTTCAATCTCTAGGGGGTTTATGAGTTTTTCGTAACCGTGGGATTTGACCGAATGTAATTGACGATACCATTCTTGATGGCCCACCTCAAAAAGTTGAGTTGGGCAACGGTGGTCATCACCTTTTCGCCTGTTGCGGGGACAGTGTATTCTATCCTCTCGTATCTGGCAAAAGGGTCGAACAACTTTTTGCTGTAGCCGTCAAGTGTCGATTTGTATTTGAGGTGCACGGGGAACGACGTTCCACCAATCGTCTTGAAGCAAAAGTTTGTATTTTTGGAATAGGAGGTTATGAATCTCTCGATGGATCGGAGAGACACACCCCCCTTTGTTCCGGATACGATATCCTTGAAGGTTGTGGCATTCTCAGGGATCGAGTAGAAGTCGTCCATTGACTTCAGAAGAAGTTGCGCTTTCGTGATCGCCATCTATATACCTAAAAGCCCAAACCTATAACCTCCAAAACCTGTTTACGAGGCATCAATGATGATTTAGATTCACATGCTGGACACCCCTTCATATACGGAACGGATACTGGATGGGTGTGCCCGCTCACTATGCTCGTAGGGGCTTTCGCCTTCTCCTGTTCACCCTGCCACGCGTGCATCCCGCAATACCCCGTGCCATCCTTGGCGCCCCTAGAACACTGACGGCTTTTGGTTCCCTTTCCGCATATACCCCTACACCTGTCCGCTACTTTCGACGTGCCCGCTGCAGCCTCAGCAGCTGTCGGACAGCACCTCAAGATGTCGTGCGGGTTCATCTTATACCGCCGTGCAAGGTTGGTGACAAAGACTGCGATAGTTGCGTTGACTTTCTCATTAACCCGTTTCTCCATAAGCGCCTTGATATCAGCAAAATCATCGGTCGCCATCTCTTTACTATTACTATATACACGTTATTCCTTATTGTTGGTGAAGAAGTTCGTGATGGACGGCTGCCCCTTCGTCTTACGGGCTCGCTTTTTGGGAAGCAATCCACCGAATATCTCCTGCTTCGGATCCTCCACCAGCGGTTCCAGCACATCGCACACGGGCTGGACGAACTTGTTGGTGAAGTAATACTGGTAATCCAGGGGGATGTTGTGCTCTCGGACCCACTTGGGATCCTCGGACTTCTCGAACATCTTAGCCTTGGGATCCCCCGTGTCCACCAAGACGTAGGGAACCCGATCACCCGACTGAGGCTCGGACCCCGGGGCGCGCTCGCGGATCTTCTTGACCACCTGCACGTGCGCCATATTCTCATTCTTGTAGGAATCTGCCAACTTCTGGGAGAGCTGGAGCTTATCCATAGGCACCCGCCCGTCCACCAACTCCGTGCCACGGCGAACCGCCAGCTCTTTGGCAGCCTCGGGATTGTTGCTCTCCAAGATGATATCGAACAACTCCTTGCACGTCTCTCGGGTGAAGGCGATCCCATCCCTCCTGACAACCTGAAGCCCCTTGATATCCACGTAGTCAAAGTGCATCTTGTCGTCCTTACCCTTCGTCCACAGTTTGGCAGCGTAGCGCTTCTTGCTGTAAAGGAAGTAGGGATAATACACCTTCTCCAGCTCCAGGTCGTTCGGAGCCTTGAACAGCTTCGTGCACTCCGCAGACGCCTGCTCTCCCACCTTCCACGAATACTCCAACGCATCCTCCACAGACATACCCGTGGTGTCAAACTCCACCATGACGGAATCCGTGTCCCCGTAGCGCACCTTGGCACCAGGGAAGTTGGCTTCCACGTAGACCTTGGTCTCGTCGATCATCTGCCGACCTCGGCATGTGGTGGTGCTCGCAATCGGCTTGCACGGGAGGATACCCTTCGAGGCACCCGTGAAACCGTAGACGGAGTTGCTACTGATCTTGTATGCCAACTGCTTCCCGTTGAACACCTCGTAGTGCTCGGGGAACTGCTTCATATCCTTCTTAGCCTGGCTGCGGAACTGCTTCAGCTCCCGCAACAACTCTGGCAGAACCGCGGGGAAGTCCTGCACGAACTTGAAGGTCTTGTCGCCCACCTGAAAACTCTCGTAGTTCACCCCAGGTAGGTTGTCGTAGCGGGGGTCCATCACCAACGCGCTGTAGCACAGGTTGTGGGCTATCATTATAGACGGGTACAGCGAGGCGAAATCGAGGGCTGTGATGGGGCGGTAGTATGCACCCTTCTGTGCGTCCAGGACGGTCGCACCCTCGTAGCCATCCTCATTCTCCAACTCACCCGCCTTCCTGAATCGGACGTTGGGCACCATATACCCCAACTCCCGCGCCTTTCGAGTCAGTTGGGAAAACACCTTGATCTGCTGCCCTCGCTCGGACAGGTAGGACATCGGAACCCACGTGGCTTTCGCCATCTCGATCAGGTTCAGGACGGTTGCCAGCTTGTCGCAGAGGCGGTGGGGCAGGAGGGTGTCCTGTATACAATACTCAGCCACCTTCCCCAACTCGGTGGGATCCCCACCTCGGAAGGATGCGAAGATCTGCTTCGGGTCCACGTCCAACTTGCGATCGCCCAGGAAGGTCTCAGCCACGGAATCCAGTTTGTAGGAGTCCAACTTCTTCTCACGCTTCACTTCCTGGAACAAGTCGAAGTTGTATCTCCCAGGCATCGGAATGATCTTGAGTTTGTTGTCCCCCAGCGCATTGCTGGAGAGCATCTTATATACCAAATCCGAAGTGACCCCCTTGAGTTTACCCATCTCGTAGAACTCCACGGAACAATTCTGTATAGCAGCGCGTTTCATCACATACTCGTAGTCAAACCCGAATATGTTCCACCCGGTCATGATATCGACCCCCTCGTCCCTCAGGAACTCAGAGAAGCCCTCGAGCAGACCCCTCTCCGTGGGATACTCCCACACCTCGCCGTTCGGCACGCCATCCGTCTCCTTGTAGCACAAGCAAACCTTCTTGTAGCATTCCTTCTCACCCAGGTGGCGCAAGGTCATGGCGATCTGAAAGACGGCGTTCTCTGCGATGTCGGGATCGGGAAACTTGTTGTCGTGGCTGTAGCACTCGATATCCATCGACGCCACTACGAACGGTGCATTCCCCTTGATGTCAACGGGCTTCAAGGTCCTCCAGTCGTTGCAGAACAGGTCGATGTTCACCAGAGCCACGTTGTTGCGCGCACACGACGGACCAGACTCCATCCATCCCGTGCTGCTGATACCAGTGCGGTGCATAAACCGGAGCACGGGGTCGATATTGGACTCGTAGATCTTTTGGGGAAAGCGATCACCCTCTAAGGGGCGTTGTAATTTGCGGTCAGCCATCTTCATCGAAGCCAGTGTGTCAAAGTTGAACTTCATGAACGGAAACCTGCTACCGTTCTGAAACCCCCAGATATCCTTGGATCTCAACAGCTCATAGGATTTAATCATCCCCTGGCACACTTTCTGGATCCTCTGGAACAGATCACGACACTGTGGTTCTGTGATTGTGGGACTTAACTTGATGAAGAAGTATGGTTTAAACGCCGTCGTCACGCATACAGATTTACCATTCTCACACCTGCCAAATATGGAGATGAGATACTGCTCATCAACATCGCGTGCCTCCCATGCATATGCCTGAAATTGAACCATCTCAAGCTCCTTGTACTTGTATATGTGCCGAAAACTTTATTGAAAAAAACTATCTGCCTAGTATAATATACAATGTCTGGATCTCTTGTTCAGTTAGTCGCACAGGGTGCTCAGGATGCATACATCACTGGTGACCCCGAGGTCTCCTTCTTCCGTCAAGTGTATAAACGTCACACCAACTTCACCACCAAGCCCGTCAAGCTCGACGTCATCGGTGCCATCGCCCCCAACTCCGAAATCTCCATCAAGATTCCCAGGGTGGGTGATCTCCTGTCGCACGTGTGGATTGACCTCGGAACCACCGGAACCCTGGGTGGCAATGCCGCCAACGGTTTCCCAGGGCTCATCGGAGCTGAGAGTGAGAATGGCGGCGCCGTCTTCGAGTGGTACATCGGCGGGCAGATGGTAGACCGTCAGGACGCCTTCTTCACGGTTCAGCTGTGGAACAAGTTCCTCGTGGACTCAGGTGCCAAGGCGGGTCCCATCTTCACAGGCAACACCCCGTCCGGCACCGCTCGCCAGGACCTCACCCGTGCGGCGGGGAACACGTGGCTCCCCCTGCACTTCTCTTTCTGCGACGGCTACCCC